CATAACAAAATGAACAATTCAATCGCAACAACAATTTTACAGCAATTAGGGGGAAACCGATTTGCAGTAATGACAGGATCTAAAAATTTTATCGCAGGAAAAAATAGCCTAAGCATGAAATTATCTAGAAACAGCTCAAAATCAAATTATTTACGTATAACCTTAAACGGAAAAGATCTTTACGATCTAGAATTTATATCAATTCGTGGAGCTAATATGACTACAAAACACGAATATAATGATATATACAACGATCAACTCGTAAGTATTTTTGAATCTACTACAGGATTATATACTACACTTTAATTTTAATTTTAATTTAATAAACATGACAAAAGCAGAAAAGCAGATCTCGTCTGTATTTAAAACGTTAAATGATATTAACGTAAACGAGAAAACAGAAAAAAAAGGAAATCTAACTTATTTAAGTTGGGCATGGGCATGGAGTGAAACCAAAAAGAAATATCCTGACGTATCTCGTAAAGTATACGAAACCGAAACAGGAATGAATTATTTTAACGATGGACGTACAGCATGGGTAAAAGTTGGAGTTACGATCAATGGAATAGAACACGTTGACTATTTGCCGATCATGGATTTTCGTAATAAGTCTATAACAGCCGACAAAGTTACATCGTTTGACGTAAATAAAGCGATACAGCGTTCGACTACAAAAGCGTTAGCACTACATGGACTTGGCTTATATATTTACGCAGGAGAGGATCTCCCTGAAAGCTATGAGGCACCACAACCTAAAAAAGAATCTTTGCCAAAACTAGATATGGCTAGATTTGAGGGAGCGTTAAACTCTATTAAGCAAGGAAAGTATACTAAAGAAAAGCTCGTAGAGACATTTTCGTTAAGTAAAATGCAACTGACTAAAGTCGATGACATCGTTAAGAAATTAGAAACCCTAAAAAATGCAAAAAATGGAGATACCAAAAAGTAATTTAATAGTACGTTGCTCGTCTCTGCATAAAATCATGGGACGTGGCAGATCAAAAGAATCCGTACTAAGTGAGACAGCAAAGACTTATATACATGAAATCGCAAAAGAGCAATTTTATGGCATAGAGACAAAGTTAACAGGAAAGTTTTTAGACAAAGGAATACGTAACGAGGACATAGGAATCGAAATGATCAATCAAAATCGTTTTAGGACTTATAAGAAAAATCAAGATCGTATAACTACAGATTGGCTAACAGGCGAATGTGATATAAATGCTGAGGACTCAATTATAGACGTAAAATGTAGTTGGTCGTTTGATAGTTTTCCTGCGTTTGATATTGAAGCCGAAAAAATGATGAAAAAATCAGGATATGATTGGCAACTTCGTGGATATATGTATTTATATGACAAACCAAAAGCTGAGGTTGTTTGGTGCATGACTTCAACTCCTGATGATCTATTATCTCCGTATGATGACAAAAGCGTTCACAAAGTTGATCATATTGACGTAGATCTCAGACTTACTAGCGTACCTATTGTTCGTGATCTAAAATTAGAGGATCAAATGTTAGAACAATATAAACACGCTAACGAATATTATCAAAAATGTATTTCTGAATTAAAAAATAAAAACAAATGAAAAATGAAATATTAGAGCAAATAGAATTATTCAACGATGGCTGTATAACGCCTTATCAATTAGTTAAATCAATAAAACAAATAATCAATAAAAATCAATAAAATGGAAGTAACAGGTAAAGTGGTTATGATTACCGAGAAAAATCAAATCAGCGAAAAATTCGCTAAACGTGAAATCGTTATTGAAACCTCTGAGGATTATCCTCAAATGCTTAATATACAATTCGTACAGGACAAATGCGAATCGTTAGATGGATTTATGGAGGGCGAAGATGTTAAGATCGGAATCAATCTTAGAGGACGTGCATGGACGTCTCCTAGTGGCGAAGTAAAGTATTTTAATACAATACAAGGTTGGTACATAGAACAGGCTAACGAATTAGCTGAGGATCCTACAATAAAAAAAGAATATGAACAGGTAACTAAATCGCATATCGAAAGCGATGACGTGCCATTTTAAAACTTACTTATGGCAACTGAAAAAATAAAAGCTGATCAATTAGAACACCTCGTACGTGATTGTAGATCTATAATTAAAGACTACATGAAAAAAAAAGGATTTGTCCGTACATGGATTTGCTGTATTGACGCAAGTACACCCTAACCAAATGTATCTGTTTTTAAATGGAGATCGTGGTTTAAACTTGACTACAATGCAAAAAATCGGAAAAATCGTAGCAAAAGATTAACC